CACTAATGAAGGTGGACAAGGAAAGACGGCTAGTACACGGCTTTGCCACGCTAGATAATCTAGACAAGCAGGCAGACATCGTGACAAAAGCAGCAAGCGTCGGAGCATTCACTCGTTTTCGTGGAAACATTAGAGAGCAGCACGATCCACACAAGGCCGTAGGCCGCATTATTAACTTCAAAGAAGACTCTCTTCACGATCCTGATACTGGCAAAACTTATAGTGGAGTATTTGTTTCAGCATATGTTTCCAAGGGAGCAGAAGATACTTGGCAGAAGGTTCTTGACGGAACACTAACAGGCTTTTCTATCGGCGGCAGAATCACAGAGGCAGAAGATGCTTTTGATGAAGACATGGACAAGAGCATTCGCATCGTTCATGGATACGAACTATCAGAATTGTCATTGGTTGACAATCCAGCAAACCAACTAGCAAACGTTATCTCTATTGAAAAGTTTGATAATGGAACCATGCATGTTGACACCCCCTTAGTAAAGGGAGGTATTGATAACGTGTTCTGGTGTCAGAATGACAATATTATTACCCTCAAGTCTAATGAGGATGAAAGGTGTGCGGTGTGCAATGAAACAATGTTCAATGTCGGATTTGTCGAAACTAACGATCCTGACAAGCGCACAACTATTAAGACTTCTCTTGAAAGTTTCAAGAAGAATGCGCTGACCGTCGATACGGTTAATAATTTAGTAAAGGAGGCGAATAGTATGGCAGAAGACACAATTGTAGATGAGACTGTTGCCGATGAGGTAGCAAAGTCTGAGGATACAGTTGAGGAAAGTGCCCCCGAAGTGGAGGCCGTAGTTGAGAAGGCTGAAGAGGCTGTTGAGGTTGAGGCCGAGACTGAAGAGGTAGAAAAGTCTGATGACGCTGCTGATGTAGAAGCAATTGCTGACGCTGATGTAGTTGAGAAGGACGCTGCCGCAAAGGTCAATGAACTAAGCGACCTTCTTGCTTCCAGCCTATCTACTCTTGTAGACACAGTTAAGGCTCTTAACGACAAGGTTGATGAGATGAACAAATCTCTCAATGGAGTTAAAGGCGAAGTAACTGCTGCAAAGGGTAGTGTTGAAAGTCTTGGAAAGCGAGTGGATGCAGTAGAGGATACCACCGCTTTCCGTAAGTCTGGCGATCTTGGCGAGATCGTTCAGGAGCAGACGATTCAGAAGTCTGAATCACTGTGGGCGGGTCGTTTCCTCACTACAACCGACCTATAAACTAAAAAAAATACAACAGGAGGTGAATAGTTAAAATGTCGGAAGAAAAAGAAATTCTAGAAAAGTCAGCCGAGCAGGGTGCATTTGCATCAGGTGGAATTGGAGGTGTCTCTGATCCCGCTAGTGGCGTACTTGGTAACGTACCAACAGCAAACTTGGGCGTTACGACAGGTCCGAATGCTGTAAACCCCACTGGTGTTGCTGGCGGTATCTTGTCTCCTGAGCAGTCTCGCACTTTCATTGATTATGTATGGGATGCGACTGTTCTAGCAAACGATGGCCGCAAGGTCACCATGCGTGCAAACACTCAAGAAATTGAGAAGGTTAACGTAGGTGAGCGTGTGATCCGCGCTGCTAATCAGGCAGATGGTACTTACACCAACGCTGGGGCAACTTTCTCCAAGGTAGAACTAACCACAACCAAGATTCGTCTTGACTGGGAGGTTTCCACCGAGTCACTAGAGGACAATATCGAAGGCGGGGCACTAGAGGACCATTTGGTTCGTCTAATGACCAACGCTTTTGCCAATGACCTAGAGGACTTGGCTATCAATGGTGATGGTTCTACGGGTTCATTCCTCAGCATCATGGATGGTTTCGTTAATCAGGTAACAACTGGTGGCGACGCTCATGAGGCTGTGGTGACTGTATCTAACAACGAGTGGAGTCCTGAGGTTCTAGAGAGTGTAATTCATGCGCTACCGCGCAAGTACCGTGCTCTCAAGAGTGGTCTCAAGTTCTACGCAGGCACAGATACCTTCGCAGGTATCGTCAAGGAGAATGGCACCAATGCCGATGCTATCTGGACCGAGGATTCTCGTAACCAGTGGCTATCAGGAAATGGCCAGACCTTCGGTGGTGCTCGTGGAACTCGTGCTCTAGGCGTTCCCGTCTTGGAGGTACCTTACTTCCCTGATGATTACGTTGAACTAACGTTCCCACAGAACCGCGTTTGGGGATTCCAGCGCGATATCAAGGTGAACCGTGAGTACAAGATCAAGAAGGACACCATTGAGTACACAGTATTTGTACGCTTTGGTATCACTTGGGAAGAACTGGATAGTGTAGCATTTGCTGACGCAGGTGCCAACCCATACTAAGCCATAAACTTAGTAGGCACATGGAGAGCCGCCCCTTCGGGGGCGGCTTTTCTATTTGTTTGCTATAATGTTGTAGGAGGATTTTTATGAAAAAGTTGTCAGCCCGAACACTGGGTGAGTTAAAGTTAATTGCTGAATCCCAGGGTATTGACACCACTGGCCTAAAGCGTCTAGAGATTGCAGAGGCTATTGAAGAACAAGGCGGGCAAGTCATTACTTCAATGAACACAAAACCTAGTGGAGATACTGCCCCAAGCGCAGCAACCAATGAAAGTGGAGTCTTGATTTCTCCACAGCCAGAAAAGATCAAGCAAAAAAGGGAATCAAATGCTGAGCCTGAAACTGTTCAATCAGACAAGGTAGCAATTTTCTCCGTAAGAAATCTTTCATGGCCTGGTGTTGGCAAGGTAGATAAAGGGTATAACTTTGTTACTAGGGAGGCCGCAGAAAAGTGGGTAACTCATAGAGCAGTTCGTGAAGCAACACCAGAAGAGGTTGCTGCCCACTTCGGAGTCTAATGGAATTACTCAGAAAGCCCCCGTTTCCGCTGTCGTTGGAATACAGTGATTTACCGATCACTACAGATGTGGTAGCAACATTTGCCTCTACGCGCAACACTTTTGTTGAAGATGTAGAGGCCACTACAGACGGATCAGGGGACGTTTCTTTTGAATTGGGAGAAAGGTTCAGCCGGTATGACGGGGAATACTCTTTAGTAGTCTATGAAGGAGATTCTGACAACAAGGGTGATGTGCTTCTTATGGACACAGTTCGCGTTGTTCGTCCTTACATTGATACTGTCGCCATCGCGCCATTAGGACAAGAAGATGACTATGTTAAGTATGAGCGCACGGCAAGAATCATGATTGACAACATTGTTGGTGGATTCTACTATACACTTGCCACATATGATCTTGTGGGCAATGGAACAGATATGCTTGTTGTCGGGGATAGAGTAAACAAACTTTTGAGGGTAACAGAAAACAATGTTCTCATGTACGAAATTGATGCAGTTGACAACAATGCGACATACACTTTAAATACAGATAAGACTGCCGTTATTTTATTTCAGGATGAAGAGGCTGACATCCATCAAAGCAGGCCAGTTGTTCCAACAGGAGCATCATCAGATTCTTATGAAAACCCACTGTTCAGGTCAGTAACATTCCCTAGTGGGTACGACTACGTTGTTCAAGTTGAGTCAGGCTGGCCTATGGTTCCACAAGACATCAAGGAAGCGACAACAATTCTTTTAGAAGATATGGCTTGCGGAAACCCCAACTACTGGGCTAAGTATGTTAGAGAGTATGAGACAAAGGACTACCGAGTTGACTTCCACAGACCATCATTTGCTGGCACAGGAAACGTAATTGTAGATCAAATACTTGCGCGGTATATAGGAGACACACTATATAACAACATTAGGGTGCTGTGATGTTCTGCAATATCAACTACCCGCTTAAAGCAGACGTGTATTATGCCGAGGAATCTCAGAATGATTTTGGTGAAATAGACAAGGCTTGGGAATTCAATAGAACGATCAAGGTAGATATGAACACGTCCACCAATTATAAAGATCAGCAGGTGCAACCAGACCAATTCTTTTGGGTACAAGATATGCTCAACGGCATGACAGACGAAGATGTAAGGATTTCTGAAAATCATTTGCCACATTCGCTAACGAATATTCTTATTACAAACATTAGAAACAGTTCTGGAACGGTTGTCTACTATGAAAGCGCAGGAGAAAGAGTCGGGCTGCCAACACTGTATGAAATCTCGGGGCTGTTGCCGCATAACGATCCTTGGGGAAACATCGACTATTATAAACTTGTCTTAAAGAGAAGTGAACTACAGGAGTTTGTTGACTAATGCTTGTTTTAAGAGTAGATGCTTCCGACTTTATTGACAAGTGCAAAAACACTATTGCTTACAACGAAGGCTTTGTGGCAGGAACGCACCAGGGACTACCTGTGCTTCTTCAGAAAATAGGCGCTACAGTTGTAGAAGCAGTTGGAATCTTTATTGATCGTATGGCTGCTGGCAACCCGTCTGCTCTTCATCACATTTATGAGTGGGGAAGCGTAGGTGGCGCAAGGCTTTTTGAGTTTGACTATGCAGTAGGAGGTAACGCTGTTACATTTAGTGGGCAGACTACCCAGTCTGGCTCTATCGCACCTACTGCTGACAGGCCTTTTTACAACAAGGCAGATGTCATGGAAGCAGGACAGTCAGTAACTATTGAACCATACGGAGAAGCGCTAGCATTTAATGGTATCTTTGTACGCCGCCCTGTATTTGTAGCCAACCCAGGTGGTGGAGGAACAGTGGGGCAGTTTCAGAGAGTGACAGATCAGTTCTTTACACAATACGTAACTCAGTCATTCTTGGCACCAATCCTTGAGTCATTGTCTTACCCCTCTGCTTATGCAGCATACTTTGCTGCTGGCGCATCTGGCGGCGGGTATGGCACTGGTGTCAAGGCTGGGTACGAATATGTAGCCAACGCACCTGTAGGGAGTATTGCACTATGACATCCATTAAAGACGCTTTTCCTATCCCAATTTTATTTGTCAACAAGTATCTGTGGGCAAAGATGTGCGAGATAGACACCACGCTTCCAACGTCGTATAAAAACATTGTTCCGTTCTTTCCCTTGGCCGACTCCCGCGCTGGGGATGCAGGGTGGGGATCAAAGCCATATGTGGTTTATGATTCTATGTTCAAATTGCGAGGCAAGCCTTTTTACCCTGTAAAAAAACTTCAGGTTTTATATTTTGTGCGAGGTACTGCTGAAGACGTTATTGCCTGGTCCAACGCAATTGGAATCATACTAGACAG